ATTAAATCTTTATAGTATGGTAACTTCATAGTTTTAACTGTCGCCATTATACCAGTACTCATATCAGGATAATTTTTAACCCCAACACTGTTATAATTCGTAACACCATCAACATTCATAGTTTTAGTTGTGTTAAAAGGATTAAACTTAGCAGTTCCACTTTCAGCCTGTCTCCAAGCCATAAAGAATTTCTCTTTTTCTTCAGTTCTGTTAACCCCTAATTTATCAAATATCTCATCAAAAAAGTATTTCATAAATTGACTGTCACTTAAAGAGTCCACACCAGAATTTTGTAATTCTTCTTCATATTCTTCTAACTCAACAACTTGGTCAATATATTTTTCAATATCTTTAGAAGAAATACTCTTACCTTTTAATAGTTCGTGCATTTTTTCAGCACTCTGTTTGTCAAACGTACTTTTCTTTTGTTTATTATATTCAATTTCATTATCATCTTTAAACTTGTTTAATTGACCAGCAGTTTCAGGACCAAATAAACCATCTACACCATATCTTGGTAAATGATAACCTAACAATTCTAAACCTATTTGAAAAGTTTCAACTACTTTTTGAAATTCATATCCACCACTTTCTTGCTGTCTAACTTCACCATCAAAATCTTTTAATGTATTAAGAAATTTAGTAACATTATCATCTACAATATCAGCCTTTTTAGGGTCATCTATCTTTTCTTCTTTTTGTTCATTTAAACCTTTTGACTCATTAATTTTTTCTTTTAGAACTCTAACTAATTCGTTTTGAATCATCTTAGCAAACTTAACATAAGGTGCATCTTCTTTATCTTTGTTGTATGTATATTTACCCTGAGGAGGTCTTTTAGACCTTCCAAAGTAATTAAGTGCAGAAATGTTTGTTATACATTTATGACCACCTGAATTAGCCTGAATCATTTCCCAAGCCGGAACTCCTAACTTATCTAATATCATCCACTCTTCATCACTTAACTTTGTATATGGTTTGTTCATAATTTCTTTTAACTTTTCCATATACTGTTCACCACCATCAATAGAACGAACTTTATCACCATAGAATGCTTCTAAATCTGAATTAGTAAAACCAACAGACTCATCACCAAATTGTTTACTACTTTCAGATACCCACTTAATTGTAGATAGTGGTATAATTTTATCTTTTAATTGTGATTCCCACTTAACCAAAACCTCTTGTGCTATTTCACCTAAGTTTACACCTTTTAGTTCTCTCTCTTTCTTAAATGGATTACAGGAAGCTTGAACCAATCCCATTGGCCATGCAATAACCAAGAAGTCAGCGTCAGGATTATTTTTAAATGGTGTATATCTGTCGTAAGAACCTGGTTTAAACATTGAACCTCCACCATATTGAATAATGATACCGTCTTCAAATTTAACATTTTGACTTTCTTTTTGTTTTGCAACATAATCTTTTTGATTCATAGCCATTTCTTCAGGAAGTGCATATCCATTTTTAGCTGCGATTCTATTAATATTTTGTAAAATGTTTAATAGTGAAGGGTTTGATGTCATCACCAATTCTTCTAAGAAACCTGGTTTGTTTTTATATGCCAACAATAGTTTGTTGGTAACCAAACCTAAAGCCATTTTATTTTTCTGTAATGATTTATCCTTTTGAATTTTAAATACAAAATTCATAATATCATCAGGGGTAAGTCCAAATCTTGCGAAATCTGCAGAATCAACAGTTGAAATAAGTGTTATATCCTCAGATGGGAATATTTCCTTTGGTGATAATATCTGTGATATTGTTGCAACATTAGAACGTGAAGGTCTGAAAGATGTTGCGGTATCACCTTCAACACCACTCTGACTATCGTGGTGGTCAGTATGAATCACAAACATCGGTTTACCGTGAGCAAAGTCTACTAAGACCGGCATTGTATCACCTTCAGCCTCTTGTTTCTTTATGGCAAATTCTTTATCGCCGTATTGAATAATTTCTGTATCAACAACTTCAATTCCGTTGTTTTCCAAATAATTTTTCATCGCTAACGCTGTAGTGACTCCATCTAAATCCTGGTGAAAATATATCTTAGCTTTCGGATATCTTTCGGCTAGTGTCTTAATATTCCTTAATCCTGATTCTTTAATTATTTTTTTCATTAACATATATTATTTTGACAAAATAGTTTTCGGGTTTCTTCTCTTCTTTCATCATGACCCCAATCACCATTTTCTATTTTATTTGCAGCACTTTTATAATCACCTTTTTCAATATCACTAACAATTGAAGAATTTCTTAATCTACTACAACCCATATTGTATGCCATATCAATCATCGCCATATACATACCTCTAGTTAACCTTCTACCATTTTTATCAGTGTCCTTGGCATCTTCTTGCCATCTTTTTACGCATTTAGCCGCATCATTAATATCTATTGCGGACAATCTCATGGCCTCAGATTGACTCATTTTATTTAAATATTTTTCAATAATATCTGGATTTGTGGTGCCATAACCAATAGTTAAAGTTCCTTTAGGTCTACCACTGTTTGGGTCATAAGGTTCTGTGGGGAATACACCATCATCGTATACATAAGGTATAAATTTTTCCCATTTTCTAATATAATCAAAAATAGGTTGACCCGCACTTCTACCACCTTCATACCAATATACCTTTTCTTCTTCTTCTGACTGCTCATTAATTTGGTATAGGTTTTTAATTCTTAAAACTTCTTCTTCTGATATTATTAAACGAGACATAAAAACTTTTATTTATAAATATCCATAACAATAAAAAACCCTCTCATTGGAGGGTTTTCATCGGTAATAATAGTTATTTATTTTTATCTAAACTTAATTTTTTGAATGTTCGTCCAACACCATCTCTAACTGTTGTTGGTTTAGTTGGTATTCTTTAATTCTTGCCCTTGCAACCTCACAATAGTTTTTACTAATATCCAATCCAATCCACGGTCTACCTAACATCTCAGCAGCCAAACAAGTTGTTCCTGAACCATTAAATGGGTCCAATACCACATCTTCTTTATATGATAATATTTTAATCGCTCGGTATGGAATATCCAACGAGAAAGTTGCTTTGGTCTTCTGTTGAGTATCTGCAAAGTAATTCCATTGTCCAAATACCAATGACATAAAGTCTTTCTTATCTTTTTCATCATATACCAACTTCTTTCTGAACTCACCCTCAATCTTTTCATTTGGAACCATCTGGTATTCACCTTTCCATTGAGGTGTTCCTTTAACTTCTTTTTTGTGTTTCTTCTTATAAGCTAAGATTACACACTCCTTCGGATTATAGATGTATGGTGATGATGGACTCATCCAACTTCCCCAAGCTGTTGTCTTGCTCCTATGTGGTGAACTCTCTTCCAAGTCCACAATACCAAAGAAACCAAATCCGATTTCTTTCATTATCATCCATACCTCGGCTGAGAAATAAATTCTACCACCCTTATCTTGTCGGTTAATTTCGTAAGGTATGTTTAACGCGATACGACCATCGTCCTTCAACACTCTATAGGCTTCTCTGAGCCATTCACGTGTGAACTGCAAATATTCAGCAATGTGTTTATCATCATCCCAACTATCATAATCGATACCCACACCGTAAGGAGGACTGGTAACAATTAAGTCTATAGACTTTTCATCCATCTGTGACATCAACTTTCTACAGTCACCATTATATATTTTATTTTTCTCCATTTGCTTCAATAACTTTTATTCTTCTATCCAAATAGAATAGGGCTTTTTTTAAATCTTGTAAAGGTGGATTACCTTCTTTCTTTCCACTTCTAACAATATATTTTAATACATTGAACAGGTAAGCATCTTGGTCCAAACCTGTCGCTTCAGCAATTTTAATAACCTCATAAGCGTTTCCCTCCCCACCGTAGTGGTCAGGATGATTTACCATTTCTTTACTCATTTATCTTTGACTTTTTAAAACGTAATAATCTTCCCCATACTTACTCTCCTCAATAATACCCATATCAACTAACTTAAGTAATAAATTACGAGTTTCATCTACAGGTAATTCAATTATGTAACGAGCAATATATGTTATATGAAGTGGTCTACTAAGTTTACCTTCGATTTTACTCATAATTTCTTTTGATAATAACATATATGTATTTTAAGAATAAAAGTATACTAATTTTCTTGTTTTATGTCAAGATGCATACATTAACATATTTATGATTTTGTGAACTCATTATCTAGCAATTTTACAATATTTTCTTTATCGTAACCTTTTAAATATAATTGTAGAAATCTACCAGACCACTTATCCATTAATAGAGCATCAGCATTAAATATCATTTCAATCCTATCTACAGGTGTCTCTATTATTCTTTCTCTATCTATTATTCTCTTATTGAAACCCATTTGTGTTATTAATTATTAAATTTGTTTTGGCTATAAATTCTACTAATTCATATCATTTAAAAATTTAAGAAATATTCGGAAATTTAGTCTTAGGTATATTTACACCTAAGAAATTACACAACGGTTCCCAACCATTTTTAACATCGTAAATTAAATATGATGTTTTTGTTGAATCAAACATTTTACTACAGTCTTCAATGTAATTTTTAATATCAGGTCCATAATAATTATCAAATTTTGAAATACTCGATAACCAACTATCTCTATTCCTATTTGTAATTATGTAAATATTATCATGATTATATGAATCAGGTGAGTGGTAAAATGAATTATCAATTCTATAATTATTTATATCTCCCGATTTTTTAGTATCATCAAACAATTCACAATAATGAATTCCATTATACCCTAATATATCAAGAGCAGCCGCTAAAGACCTAGTTCCTGTTCTAGGTAGACCAACACCAATAATCATATTATTAAGTTTTGCTTTTGTGAAATCATCAATAAAATTATACTCCATTTTTTTGTGTGATTTCACAATTAATATTTTTTTAATTCTCCTATGTTTATTGTTTGAAATATATAATTCATTATTTTTCGTTTAGCGATTGATAAAATAGAACCTTCTAACGGAAACTCTTGTTCATACCTAACTCTAAAAATTGGTAGTGTATTATCTATTTTTTCATAAGCAGTTAAATTGCGACCCGATTTAAAGTTATGGTTTTGTTTTATGATTGAAATCAATTCATCAATATTTTCTACATCAATAACTTCACCTTGATAAATTTTGATTATGTCACATTTATTTTCATTAGCAGTTTTTTTAATTTTTCTTAAGTGATATTGGTATATATATAATTCTTCTTTATAAACTATGTAAAACAAACCCTGACCAGGTTTATTTGTGACAATACTATCACCATTGTAAATTACCTTAATAGTAACATTATCATATAATATAGTCCATATTGATTTACCAATCAAAAATAACTCACTAAATTTATCACGAGCATAATCAGCAATTCTACTAATCTCCTTTATATCTTCTTTTGTTGAAGCAATTTTATTATAACTCAAATCATCCAATAAAATTTCATCATCAATATCTTCAGGGTATCTATTAAGTGATATAAATTGTAAATGTTCTTTAACTCTATTTGAGTTAGCAACATGCAGAGTAAGTTCTTGAAAAGATGGATATAATTTAAACTCATCGAAATCTTTATTAACTTTGGATATGTAATCCATCATTACATATTGTTTGTGTTCCAAATCTATAGGTTCTTGAATTAACCAATTTGTTTCTAATCTCATATTCTTTTCAGTCTACCTTTCTTCCATAGTTCATAATTGGGACCAATCTTATATCTAAAATAAGGTTTTTTATTAGTTCTGTAAATAGTTACAAGACCAGCATCTCTCATTGAACCGAACATAGTTGAAAGGTATGCAGAAAAGTCTACTTCTTCAGGGTCTTTGTTTAAAACATTTAATAAAAAATCTATTTTAGTTGCGGGTTCACCCACATTTTCTTTTTCTATTATGTAGTTTAAAAATTTAATATAGGCATTATCAGGACTAAGACTCTCAAAACTATAACCTGACTTTGTATTTTTTGGTGACCAATATACAATATCATCATTATCTTTAATAAGTAAGTGTTCATTTTCTCCCACAAACAAAGTTAATATGGTAAACAAGAAATCTAAAAATAAAGTATCTTTTTGTTTAAAAAACCCAATTTTAATTCCACGTAACATCTCATAATAATCAACCAAATCTTTAATTGGTATTCGTTCAAAAACATTTAACTTTTCAGAATTGAATATAAAATTTGAGCCGTCAAACTCCAATGTTATTGGAGTTATTCCCCACGTTGCTTCGATATTTGGTATTAATTGATTTATACGAAGAGGTTTACCACTTACCATTCTACGTATTTTTCTTATTTTTCTATTATCATATATATAAAATATGTCTTCAGAAAATATCTTTTTAATAATATCAACACCTTCTTGTGAAATATCATATAAGTGATTTTTTTCTATGTCTTGTTGTATTGCTTCAAATGCTGGTGATGTTTTAACTAAACCTAAAAGATTATAGTTAACATTATCTTTAGCATCATATAATGTCATATTATCTCTTTTACTATCATAGTGAATAGCAACTTTATAATAATCATTATTTTTATCTAGAGTTTTATTGATAAAATAATATAACGGACCCATTTTAAAGTATGAGTCAAACCTGTTGTCAAATTCTTTTGCTGCTGTGCACCATCTTGTCCCCGAACCATAATAACACGACGCTTCTTTAGTTAACGGTTTAACGACCAACACTTTGTCATCTTCATATATCTTTTCAGTACCAGACTTTAATTCACTTCTTTTCTCACTACTAGTACTTCCATATTTTTCAATAGTGTCAACAAATTCTTGAATACTGTTATATTGATTAATATCTTTCTTATCTAAATTTTTTCTGATGTTATCAAACCTTTCCAAATAAGATATTATTTCATTAAAAGGAATTATAAGATTGCCGGTATCATCGAAGTTTTTTCTCATTACCCAATCCACATATTTGTAGTTGGTCATTAGATTGAATTCATAATCCAAAAACTCTTCAACAACACCAAGTAATTCTGGATTTTCAGAAAAACGGTCAAGAATATTTTCTCTTCTACCTTCTATTAAAAAACTTAAACTCATTAATTTGTTCTATATACGTAATACCACTTCCCGTTTATTAGTGCCTCATTTTCCGCACCATCATATGTCCCTAACGAATTACCAGTACCATCAATATCAATACTATCTTCAATCATTTGTTCAACATCAATATACTCATTAATATCTATTCCGTATTCATTAATAGTCTGAGGAATATCATCCATTCTATCACTTACCAAACTTTCAACCATATCACTTATCATACCGACAGTTGGTTCACCTTGAGGGTCATCCTTTATATTTTGGATTTCTTCTTCTATCTCTTCCATTCTTTCTTCTGCAGCATCTCGGTCATCTTGTTCATAATCATCATCTAAGAAAATCTCTTCCAATGTTTCATATTCTTCTTCCAGTTTTTCAATCTCAGATTCTTGCCATTCAGCGAGAGGTAAATCATCATCAAAGTAAACTTCAGGATTACTTTCAACATCGTATTCAAATAAATCTTCCAAATAACGTTCAATTTCAACTGTATCAATATAGTTCATAATAAAGTCACGATTCCAACCTTCCACACCCATGTCATCCCATATTCCTTGTTGGTATTCTTTTGCTGCTTCATAAACCTCATCCCAATCTCCAACTGCCCACTCAGTTCCCGTTTCATCATCACCTAACCATTCAAATGTTAACAAACCATAATGAGGATATTCCGTAGGAATAAGATTATATATTGACTCACCTTCCTCCTCATCTACACTAATACCATAATCATCTTGAATAACTTCAAACACTGCGTTAGCTTTTATAGCCATATCATCATCGTATTCATCCAAATTCCATTCATCATTTTCTTTTCTTTGTTCAGCAGTTGCCAGTCTTCTTGCATTTCTCTCAGCTTGTTGTTGTCTTCTAATTCTTCTCCGTTCTATTTCTGCTGCGAGTTCATCTTTAAAGATTTCTATTTCACGTGAATATGTGTTCTGCAGATATTCATCAATCTTATTTTGTATTTCATCATACAAAGGTGTTCCCAAAATCCAGCCATTCTTAAAATTTTTGTCTTTAACATCCCAATACGACTTATCACCATCATACTTCTGTAACAATGCGACTTTATAATGTATGTCATTTGATTTAGCCTTTTTATCTATGAAATAAAATAATTTACCATCGATGTTGTAATTATCGAAGTGTGTTGATGTATTTTGGGATGCGGTGCACCATTTACTACCCGCACCATAATAACAACTAGACTTATATGTCTTTGGACTTAATACTGTAAACCTGTCATTTTCAAAAACAACATCAGCATCTTCACGGTCTTCAACAGTTCTTCTAGTTTTATTTTCGTGAGCATTAATTGCAGTTATAATATCATTTAATGAATCATATTGGTTAATATCTTTCTTATCTAATACCTGTTGGTATTTAATAAACTTCTCAACTGCGTTTTTAGCTTTCTCAATGTCTTCTTTAAAGTTTTCAGACCCAATTACATTACCTAAAAACATTAAGAATTTTTGATTTGGTGATAACCCTCTTGACACTAAAAAGATTTCTTTCATCTGTTCCTGATTGAACTTATCACTATACTTTTTTAAGAAATCATCTTTTCTTCCTTCTAATAAAACTTGACTAAGACTCATAGTATTCTACTTTTATCATAAATATTAGTTAAAGTAGTTTAAGGCATTAAATTATGTTTTAACATATTTATTAATATAAACTTTTTCAAAAAATTTTCAATTATGGGATGTGGATGCAAAAACAAAAAGAAACAAACTAGTCAAACAGTAAAGACCTCAAACACTAAAACCGTTCAAGAAGCTATCAAAAAAACGGTTGAAAAATATTACGAGAAGAAGTAATTTAATTGAGGGGTTAAGTATTTTAATAAGGTGAGGTAAAACTCACCTTTTTTTATATTTATAGATAAAGAAAAAGATGAAAGAAAAATTAATTAAGTTATTGGATAGTAATGATACTGATGGTATACATAAATTCATCGACCGGTATTTAAACAGTAATTCAGATGAATTTTTTAAATTACTCGATAAGGTCGGTATTATCGATGATGATAAAATATACGAATCATTAATTGAATCTATGCCGATGTCATATTTGTTCCACAAATATAATTCTAACCCCGAACAAACTGTTAATTATATTGTTAATGAATATCTTGACGACATAAAAGAAATCAATGGTCGTTATATTTTAGAGTTAGATAACCGTGAAGACTTATCCTTGTTTTTTAAGAATGATGGTGGTAGAGATATGGGTTCAAAAGAACTCGCAGAAAAAATATTAGGTGAGGATGATTGGTGGGAACCTTTTTATGATTCATTGCAAGATGTATATGATGAAGTTGTTGAAGTATTAACACCTGAAAATCTTAAGTTATTAGCCGAAAAAATTAATGATGAATTGTCGGGTTCTAAAGTTAAACCAGAAACTTCATTATTAGAAGACATCGCAGCAGACCAAGGTCATCCTGATTATGTCGAACTTTCAGTAGATTTATTATTAAACACAATATTTGAAGATAAAGAATCTACAAAATATATTCTTAACCGTGAAGCGGTAGACACCAGTAGTGAACTTTATTCTCTATATCATAACGCTTACAACACTGCATATGTTGATGAGAAATGGGAGCAAGTATCCAATGAATTAAAATCAATTCTATCGATAGATAACATCGGTGAATGGCAAACTAAAACTGTTAAAGGTTACGATGGTAAAGAGAGAAAGATAAACAATTACTTTATCGATGTAACAAATATTGTTGATGAATCAATTAGAGAAATATTAAATGATGAATATGTTGACGACTACCGTAATGAATTTGAATATTATGGTACTTTTAAATCTTTTATTGAATATCTTATCAGTGAAGATATGATTGAAGGTGGTAGTATCTCAATTCCTTACTACGATTATCCTGACCAAGATAAAGTTGACGAATATGTTAACGACTTATTTGCTGACTATATTTAAGATTTAAGTTTATTAATTTTTTTAAATACCCTTTTATATTTAAGGTTTGATATTTTTTTCATATAATTTGAATAATAAAAATAACAAACTAAATTTATATGAGAAAATATATCATTGGGACTTATTATAATGGTGATGATTTTACCAATTTACTATCCAATAGATTAATAGTAGAAATCGAAAAAGAAACAAAAAATCATAAGACTGAAATTCAAGTCATAAATAACAAAAATTTTATAGTAGTTAGAGGTTATACCACACATAAAGAGCCGATTAACATTTCACAATTATTTACATCTTACTATCAAGAAATATTCAGAAAAAATATGGTGTTTAATGTTGTCGATTTAATTGAGTATAACACTTCACCTGACACATCCTTTATTAGTTTGAATAAAACATATTATAAAGACCCTACATTTGATTCACTTAGATATAAATCAAGTGAAGATTCAATGAATGGTAAAGATTATCGTTATACCGCAAATACTGATATGAGTATAGTATTAATGGAAGGTGACATAAAAGAAGAAGAATTAAGACAATATTTTGAGAATTATAGTTTTTATAAACTCAATAAACCAGTATCCACTTACTACTCAAACTTAAATTATGGTCGTAATCTAAGGTCATCAAAACTATTTGATTTTTATTTCAACTATATAACTCATAATATATTTGAAAGAAATCTGTGTAAAGACCTCGAAATAAGTTTCTTTACAGATGTTAATTTTGAAAATATTAATTGGCAAAATATAAAGTTGGAAGTAAACTCTAACACATTAATTACCACTAACGAATGGTTAAAATCTATGATATTAGATGTATTCACCTTTGAAACAGAAGAAATTATTCAAAGATGGGATTTAGAAAATTATAACTTCGAGAACGAAATCACAAGAACCGAAAAACCAATATGGAAAATTAAAGATAAAACAGGTGAGATGATACTAATCTAAGTATTGTCTCACTTTTTCTAACGCTTCTGTTAAGTCATCAAAATCTCTATCAGGAGCTAAAAGAGTTACGTCAGTTGGTTTTTTTGGATTTTCAAAAGTCATTAACATAAACGAAGGAATATATTCGTTACCTGTCGCTTCGACAAATAAATCATATTCTTTCTCATAACGGTGAATGTCTCTTTCTGAAAATTTAATTTTTGCACCATTTAACATATCTTTCATATCAGAACAATGAGGACAACCCTTCATTGTATATAAAACCACTTTTTTCATATTATTATTGTTATATTGTTTATTAGTTATTACAAAATTGAATTAGCTAAATCAATTAATTGTTGTTCTTGTAAAATACCTACACGGTTATCGACAACTTTACCACCATCAAATACCTTAATAGTTGGTATTGAACGAACACCTAATTGAACTGCCAAATCTTTATCGCTTTCAATATTAAATTTGTAAACTTTTACTTCATGACCCTCTTCTTCTAATTTTTGTGAGACTCTTTCAACGATGGGTCCCAATACAAGACAAGGTCCACACCAATCCGCATACATATCAACGATAAATTTCTCACCGCTATCAATTTTTTGTTTTAATTCTTCTGAAGTTAATACTTTCATTTTAAATTGTTTTATATTGTTTTAATGAGTTAAGAAAAAACAACACACTATCACTTGACTCTTCAGGTAAAACCATAAAGAACTTATATGTGTTCTCATCAACTCTTTTTATAAAGTATAAATACGTGTTACTCTTGTTAAATTTAACCAAACCCTGTTGGTATTGAATATTTGAACCGTTATAAAATTTTACAGACCATAACAAATGATTTTTATCCATAATCTTTGTCAACGCATCTTTACTATAGAAATTAGTTTCAATAACAGAAGGGAACTCAATGGTTCCCCCTGCAATTTCTAAAACTCTTTTAGGTAGTTTGTATTTCTTTACTTTCTGTTTGTTTTTTTCCACTATTCGAATTCTCTTACAATCGGTTCAGTTTTAATCATATCTTTAACCTCATCACTAATCTCAATTTCTGAATACATATTGTGTAATGTTTTAAATAGTTCTTCAGCATATTTAATTGACTCAGCAATCACATAAGTTATTCTATAAGGGTCCGCATTAGATGCTGGTCTACGGTCTTCAACGTATCCCTTCCATTCTTTCTCTGTCGATAATGGAATACGGATAGAAGCACCACGGTCAGAAACACCCCAACTGAACTTATCAATACTTTGAGTTTCGTGTAAACCTGTCAACCTCATATCGTTAGATGAACCATAACATTTAATATGTTCTAAATGTCTGGATTCAAATGACCTGAATATTGCATTGAAATAATCCTCACCACCTTCTTCTCTCATCTTAGTATTTGAGAAATTACAATGTAATCCAGAACCATTCCAATCACCCATAACAGGTTTTGGATGAAATTCAATTTTAAATCCATAGTCCTCTGACATCTGCAACAATATATAACGTGTAATCCATAGGTCATCCGCAGCTTTTAATTTACCTCTACCAAAAACCTGATATTCCCATTGCCCTAACATTACTTCAGCATTAGTACCAGTTATTTCAATTCCCGACATCAAACAGTTTTCCATATGTCGTTCTACAAATTCACGACCGTGAACCTGACCATTACCAACACCACAGTAATACATTCCTTGAGGTTCAGGATATCCGTTTTTTGGAAACCCTAATGGTTTTCCATCCTTCATAATGGTATATTCTTGTTCAAATCCAAACCACATACCTTCTTCTTCTTCACCAATAGAATGACGAGTATTTGTTTCATGAGGAGTTCCGTCAGGATTCATAACCTCACATAGAACCAAATAACTATCCATCATACCTTTGTTCATCGAATTAGGGTAAAGTCTAACCGGTTTTAAAATACAGTCTGAATAATTTCCTTCAGCCTGTTTAGTAGACGAACCATCAAATCCCCACTCAGGACAATCATCTAAACTAACACCGTGAAGTTTTTTTCCGTTAACCTCGTGAAAAGGGGCATCCACTACCTTTACTTTACTTCTTAGGTTAGGTTCAGGGTAGTAACCGTCTAACCATACATATTCTAATTTAATTTTCATATTAAAAATATCTTTTTAAAAAATATAAGATTTATTTTACAATTATAAACAAAAAAAGGGGAGTTACCACCCCCCTTTTTTATAATCTTTAACCTTGATAACTATCAATAGGTTCACCGTCAGAATAAACTAAATCACGACATTCACGTAACATTTCTTGTTGACGTTCATAAATTGACTCCATAAACTCCATTTGAACTCTGTCATAATCTTCATCATCCCAATCCATATCTTCTGTAGGGTTATCCATATCATCTTCTTCAACCCAAATACAAGGTGTTCCGTCCAAATCTTTTTTGATTACGAGAGCACCAATAGGACTATACCCTTCATCCTCATACTGAACTTCAATAGAAACTTCAGGGTCCTTATCCACTAACATATTATAAAGGTGTATGAAGAATTTAATAGGTGGATACCAAGCTGAAGTTAATGTAAAATTACCATAATCAATAATATCATCAAGATATGTCCACTTAGAACCAACATTATCTAACGACCATGAGTTCATAACACCACCGCTTTCTGCAACTTCTACATCATTGTAAAAGGTTTGTGCGAATGTGGTAACTTCACCATCGTTCGCTCTTTCTAATAACTCATCAAGGTATTTGATGGTTTCTTCATTTGCATGGACTTCAACCATGCTCTTTAAGTGATTTGCCATTTTTTAATTTTTTTTATGTTTTAATTATCGTCCTTGACCTCTATACCTTTTTTTATAATTCTTTGAATTCTTACTAGTTGAAGTCTTTGTCTTTGCATGAACACCAGGACGAGTTTTCTTAGTAGTGCCCAATGAATTTGTTGATATTGATTTAACCTTTGCCATTTATTTATATTTAACTTTTAAACAATTACTCAATTCTAAAAAACTTTTTTTAAAAAAACAAGTCGAAATTAAAAAAATCATCATTTTTATTTTCCTCATTATCCCAAACAGGATATCTGTTATTTAAAATAACACCATCCAATTCATCCTTAAACTCAGCGTTACGATGTATCTTCTTACCAGATTTATATTCTTTGACCATTTTTGGTAAATGTAAAATCTCTTTTTTGTATAATCCCTTAACTATATCATCTAATATAACTAAAGGAACATCATAACGAGGAGATAACTCTTTATTGTATTTACCCAATGACTGAACTCTACGTATTCCATCACGTCTGAACATATACTCTATAGTAGCTCTTTCTTTACTATCACGATTACCCTCTCTTAAAGATATAATTAAGGATTGTGGTTTTTCAACATAAGTTCTTACACAATTATTTTGAACTGCAGATTCTCCGTTATAATCATTGGTTGTCAACAATAATACAGGATAATATTCAATCCCTTCCACACCATAAATTACATCTTCAACTTTTTCTTTAAAAGAATCACCGTAAAATCTTGTTATCTGACCTTTAGAATACGATTCCAACATATTACTTAAGTCATAATGTTCACTATCAAACTCGTCTCTATTGGTGAATCTCATTTTAAAATCATAATCATAGTTTTTTTTAAGTTTATCAATCATTTCTAAATGGTCAATTATTAAACTATATCGAACTTTATCGTTAAGAATATTTACAATTTTTGACTTATCTATATTCGAAAGTTTAAAGTTCGCTTTAGTACGTATATATTCCATATAACCCTTTAAACTTTGAGTTAACGAAGATGACTCTTTAGATATTAAAACAAAATCCTCTAGTTTATTAAAATAATCAACACCTAGTATGTGATATAAACCTACCGTTTTAAATAAACTAATATCGTATACTGAGTTTAACATCCTTTTTATTTTTTTACCACCCAAATTTAACTTATTAGTTATAACTGTAACAACATTACCATATTTCTTTAAATCTTTCTTACTTAATCTAACATTAATATACTGACTAAAAGTATTTGGATACTTAAACCCATTGTGTGTCAGATAAAACCTATATATTTCGGAGTCACTATGATTTTCGTTATCGATATAAATACCACTTCTAATTTTTAATAATTTTAAATATATTTTGATAATTTCATATGATATTGTATCAGCTAAATGAATGTTATTAACGTAGTCCTCATCATTATATGTTAAATCCCTAACAAATCTCCTAACAGTTAATCTAAATGAAGATAAAAAGTAATTTTCAAAACAGTTAACCCTAACTTTTTTATTTGTTAATGTTTTGTTTTTCTTATTTATTTCACCAACATAAATGTTTTTAGTTTTAAAATTATACGTGATATACGACATATGTTTTCTATACCTGAAATAATTACCACCCACCCTTCTTGATTTACTAGTAAAATAATACTTCATAGATATTTTATCACCATATTCTTCAATAATCATAGTTATCGAATCTGACATAACACCCACACTTTTATCACCATAATTTTTTAGGAAAGTTTCCTCATCTACTCTAAGTCTTTCTTTTTGTTTAAAGTATCCATACTTAGGTATGTTAGTGCTTCGGTATTTGTTTTTTAATATTTCAGTATAAAAATCTATAGGCATAGAATCATCATATGTAGTTACAACATATGATTTAAATTGTTTTTTATAATGAACAGTTCTATTATCTTTCACTTAGATTATTTTTTACAAAGTTAATAAAATAAAAAAAGGGAATCAAATGATTCCCCAGTAATTTATTGTATTTGTAAATTTTAAAGTTATTAATTAATTCAAACAAATATCACCAAACTTAGTCTTGAAAAAAATTGAATTTGGAACTTGTTCTTCTTTTTCATAACCCATTTTATTAATCTTAAGAATTATGTCAATAATTTGTTTTTGAGTCAATTCTAACTCTTCACCTTTTTCATCGTTTTCAAGAATTTTAGAATAAACTTCATTGAAGAACTCATCAGGCGAACCTTTACCGATTAGATTAAATAATTCTTTTGGATTTTCCTTAAAAAATGTTTTGAACTTAGAGAAGTATATTTCAATATCAACATTTTGCATCATAATATTTTTTTTAAAAGTAATTTAAATATATGACTATTTCAACTTATAGTCGACCAAAAGATATCTTCTCAAAAAATAAGACGTTTGAAACTATCTCATACTACATAACAGAATCAAAGTCCTATTTAAATACCTTAATATTTTTTTCCTCAATCATTTTTTGAACTTCTTCAGGGATATCAATATTAGGGTTACCACCCGAAAGTGTTATCACCGCTAAGTTCTTCATTGAATAATCATTACCATTCTTTTTAGCCAATTCTTTTGGTAAAGAAGAAAGTTGTTTGTTATTCGGTAATGATAGGAACATAAGATTTTCAAGGTCTCCAACTTCTTTAGGTAACTCTTTAACTATACCATCAAGATGAAGCGCATACATATCTTTAAAATCTCCGATTTGAGGTGGTATAGTTATATTTAAATCGTTATCAGGTTTACTACCATAACCACCAGATGATTTAATAAAATCTAAACGTCCTAAATTCTTTGGTAATCCTTTGAAAAAATCATCGAAACCATAAAGTGCTATGTATTTAGATGCCGAATCTCTAGGGTATTCAACGGTAATCTCAGTTCCATCAGAACTTGATAGACCTTTCATAAACTCAGGCTTAAAGAAGTCTTTAAGTCCTTGTTCTTGATTACTTAAGAATTCAATTAAGTTGATTTGACGGTCATTAACATCCATAAATTGATTTGATGGAAAGTGGAATTGGTATCTATGTTTAGGTAAACCTGAAACATCACCTAATTCAGTATCCGTTTTATCAATCAACACATAAAGAGGACCATCTTTAATATATCTTTCAAAGTAACTAAGACCAGGTGCAGAAGTACACCAACGAGTCTCTTTATTTTGACCACCATAGTAACATGCCGCTTCTTTACCTAAATCTCCTTTGTCCTCAATCTTATAAACATTATATTTGGTTCCACTATAAGCTAATTTAGCACCAGGGTGGACATCCATTTCTTTTCTTTCAGCTTTAGTTGTTGTGGCTTTCTCCAAACTAAAGTCTTTAACAGCGTCAAATAATGAATCAATAGTTAATTTATTAATATCACGTAATTCATCGTCTAATTGACTCTTGAATCGGTCAAATTTAATCAAATCATCAGTAGTCTTATATAAATCCTCAAAGAATAAGTTTTTCTTTTCTTCAAACTCTCTTTTAAATTCAGGTGTCCCATATCGAGCCTCGACTTTTGGCTCTATTTGAAGAAATTGTTTAATTAACCAGTTTACATATTTACCAGCCTTTTTAATATCTTCACCTTCACCACGAGTTGTAGGGTCCGCAAGAACAATCTTATTCAGTTCTTCAATAGACATTTTCGCAGGCTTAACTTTATCTCCCTTCTTTTTAGGTTCGGTATAGGTTTTCTTCAGAATCTCGTAACGACCTTGTTCAACAACCAACTTCTTAATAATACTATTAAATTTCATTT